TTTTGGTGGAAGTTGGGTAGCATTAGAACATGGAATATATATTAAATCAAGTATAGATAATGCATCAATAGGAACTATATATGGAAAAAATACTAGAAATATAAATCACAATCACAGGCTTCCACTTTTCTTTGGTAAAAATACAACTAATTTAAATGCTAAACAACCTTGGAATGTTTCTTGGGCAACGGATGGAGCTGCATCTACAACACCAAACTATTTTTCATTGACTGGTTCTCCTGTTGCTTCAAGTGCTACAGGGTTTTATGGATATACTTCTTATATGTCAACCGTTGCTGTTGATCCTAATTCTACAGAATTAATTGATAACTATAATTTAAATGTAGAACCTAGACATATAGAAGCTAGAATATGGAAAAGAACAGCTTAAATTAAATTATTATAGAGGTGCACTTAAACCAGTGCACCTCCAATTTATTTTATTCATTTATAATTCTAATTTTACATTATCACAGAAGTTACTGAACCAACCTCTGTGATTTATATTTAATTCACATACTTCTAATCTACTATCATTACATTCATTAAATGCTTTTAAATAAGGACCAAATCCAGTTCTTTCTGGTTTCTTATAAATATCACATTGTTCTGTATGACCTATTACAATAACCTTACAATTATCATGTATTCTGGTTAATGTTTTCTTTAAATCATCAAAATAATAATTCTGAGCTTCATCTATTATTACAACTCTATTATCAAAATTCACTCCTCTCAAATATGTATCTGCCATGAATTCTATATATGCAGTTCCATTTTTCAATGCTTGCATATTATTCTCTGATATTATAGAAGTTTCTGGATTAATACCAAGAGTTAATAAAGCATCCATTAATGGTTGCATATATGGTTCTGTTTTGGATGTTTGATCTCCTGGAAGATAACCTTGTCTTTGTTCCTGTGTAGGAGATATAACATAAGTAATTTTATCATACAATCCATATTGAACTAATAAGTTAGCAACTCCAAGAGCAACTGTAGTTTTTCCTGTACCAGCTTTAGCATTACATATAATTGCAATTTTTTCTAGGTTCCAGATAGCATCTCTAAAATGTTTTTGATCATCATCTAAATCTAATCCATAAAACATATCATCATCTAATTTCTGTGGTATATTCTCCTTTCTATTGAAATTTGAGTTATTGTTAGCTTTTCTCATATATCAGCCTCCCATAGAAATTTTTATATTTAATAAAATGTGAAATTTATGCAAAAGTAATAGAATATAATTATATATTATATATGTGATAGTAACTAGATAAACATTTGAAGGGTCCCACCCGTAAAATGGGAGAAAGGAGTCAAACATGGCTCTTAATATAAAACTGATCCTCACCGGTGTTATGGGTGAGGAATATATAGAATCTGCTTCAAACTTTAAAGAAGCAGATTTAAAAATTAAAGTATTCTTCGATAATCAGATCGAAGAATACGACTTAGAATTCTACTTACACGGTGGAGAATTTTTCTACCGTGATAAGTGGAGTAGAGGTGGTGAAAGTGGCGATGCAGGTTTCAATTATCGCCTCCTCACCTCAAGTGGAGAGCGGCTCTCCAAGAGGTATCGCGAAAATGCGGTACACTCATATAGAGAGCCTAAAGCCACATGCTACATTTTACCAGTGTAGCATCGTGGTTCCGCTAACCCAGGGGTTTAAAAGCCCCTGGGATTATTTTTTAGTTTATTTTTTGTCATTTTAACTTTTAAATAATAAATCTATATAATAAGGAGGTTATTCTGAAATGAATCAAGATTTAATATTAATTTTAATAGGATTAGGGTTTTTAATAATAGTAGGAGGTGTTACTATTATAGTATCTATAAAAAGAACAGGAGATAAGAAAGAAGCTACAGAATTCCTTGAAGGATTATCTGTGGAATTAAAGAATCTTATATTAAAGATTATTAGAACAATTAATCCTGATGATTTTAAAGATTTAGATGAAGAAAAGATATTAAATATAGAAACTGTTATTCTTAAACAAATATATGATACTTGTTGGGATTATGTATCTAATGTGGTGGAAAAGAAGTCCAAAGAAACATCAGATTTCTTTACAGAAGCAGTATTAGCATTATTACAAAATAAAGAATTTGTAGAAAGTTTTATTTTAGATCTTATAAATAAAGAATCTATAGGACAAATTATAAAATCTAGAGCAACTGGTATTGTTGATGAGATTTGTCAAATGAGATTAGATGAATCTAAAATAGAAGATGAAGAATTAGAGAAAGAATATAATAAAGAAGAATATATTGAAGAGTCTAACGATTCTGATTTAACTCATGGAGAAGCTGTAGTAACTCCAACTGAAGATGAATTAAATGAACTTAATCCACAAGTAGATGAACCAGAAGATTTAGATCCAGATAATGATCCTTCTGTAGAATTAATAGATGAGGATATTTATTTTGATAAGTCTGGAAGAGCAAGATCAAGAAAGACTGGTAAATGGATAAAAGTCGATAATGAATAAGGAGGTGGAATGATGAAACCTAAGCATTTTAGATTGATACCAAATCCACCAAGATCTAGTTATGAATATAGAAAAAGAAAAGAATTCTATCGTGCTAGAAATATTGGAACTTCTATAAAGAAATCTACTAATAGTAGAAAAGTTCCTTATACTACAGAATATGAATTAAGAAGAGATAAAAAAGAAAAAGAAGTTATAGATGAGATTAATAGAAGAAATTTAAGTGCTGGATATAATGTATAAAAAGACAATAGAACTCCTAGAGGTAACCAGCCTCTAGGAGATCTTTTATCGAGAAGAAGTGCAATAATAAATCCGACAATCTCTGGGGTTAACGAAATTACCAGACCTATTACTTAATTGTTAAATATTCAATATTTGTCAAAGTTGTTATTTATAGTTATATATTATATATGTAGATATAAATCGGGATTGTTATATCTGGAGCAACAAAGACCACTCAATAAATTAATAAGGGGCGTAAAGTCATGAGTTCTAGATATAACGCAACAGACATCTTGGTTGACATCATTAGGACAACAAAGGCTACCCAATAAATAAATTAATGTGGGGTGTAAAGCCATGAGTTCTAAGTTACTAGTGTAGTAGATATCTTGGTTTTAACTTAAATTTAACCTATTAACAAAATTTGTCGGCGTCCACCGCGTCGTTATATAAGGGGAAGGAGAAAATATGATGAAAAATTATTGCTTTGTAAATGCATCTCTGTTGACAACTTATGACGAGACTATTGATAGCTATGACTTCACGATGGGCTTTGAAGACTTTGCAGATGGCACAAGCGAGCTCGAGCTTGGATATGAGCTAGCAAAATTTACGGAAAGGGTAGAAGCATCACGTATCGCTATCGGGCTACCTGAGTACCATGCGGTTGGAAGACCGCGATTGACACCAGCGGAGAGACATAACCGCCTGAGTGCGGATGCTAAGAAATTACTAGATATTGTAAGGGCAAGAGAAGGCATCCAGTTACGAGGGTGTATAATGGAGGTAAAATTTGACAACAGTGACAGTGACGGGCTACCTCCGACATACGTGTTCGAATATGAACCGGATAATAATTACTAGATGACACGTATGAGATGTTCCAGGGGAGTTGCTAGCACCTAAATCTTCCTTATCAAAACTAGCACAAACAACTTAGTTGACACCTTAGTTTTAGCTTGAATTCAACTTTTATTTTTTGTAATTAGTAATCGGCGTCCACCGCGTCGTTATATAAGGGGAAGGAGAAAATATGACAAAATATGTAGTGAAGGCAACCGATCTTTATTTCGAAGATTGGTTTTATTATTTTGATGATTTGGGAGAAGCCGAAGAATGTGCTTCTCTTTTGGGAGATGATTATGCTGAATCAATCCAGCATTATCACTCCTCCTCATTGGGTGTATCCAGTGAGTTGGTTGATAGAGAGCATACCCATGTCTTCACCATTGGTGAGGATAAATATGTCGGGAAACTTCTAAAAGAAGCCCGAATATATTCTCCAAATGGAGATATAGCGTGGATCTATGAAGATTCACAATGGCTCTTTAATTTCCCAGAGGTTCGCCTATGGGAAATCATAAAAAGAGTGACTGAAGAATAAAATAGAGCGGGGTATTTATTCCCCGCTCTCTATGTTTATAAACATCGTTTATTTCTTAATCTTTCTTTATGATACCCTTGTCAAAATAGTCATCTTCATATCCAGATTTATTGAGACTAGATTCTGATACTCTGCTATCATTAAGACTATCCATTGATATATTAAGTTCATTAATATATTCTCTATCATAATATACAACAATATCTAATATATCCTCGTCTTGCGGTTCTTCAAAATAAGCAATCTTATTAATCCAATCCATTTTAAATTTAACCATTTTAGCAAGGTCTGCTTCTTTGAATACTTTAATATTAATAAAATGGTTAGGTGAAACTCCATTTACTAGATCATGATTAATTGTTCTAGATAAGATATTATCTCCACTAAATAATGAAGATAAATCCATAAATGTCTCATCTTTATCTGTAGCATATTCTGTAATTGCAGCTTGCTCCCATCCATTTTCATCAACTTTAGGAATATCAACTACATTTATACTATAAATAGCAACTGTTCCAGATGATGGTTCATGAGGAGTAATTTTAATCTTAAGATCATCTCCAGAATAGTATGCATAGAACTGTGGTACTGGTATTGTTAATACAGCATTCATTTCTATATGATAGTACATATCGAGCTTACCATTTCTCTCACCATCATCCAATTGTAATTTATCTCTTACTGCAATATGAGTATATAAACCATTCATTCTAATAAAGAACTCTGCTTTCTTATTTATAGCTCTAATTTTAAATAAGAAAGGTACATCTGAATGTCGATTAAGGTAATGTAGAAAATCTACAATATCTACAACTTCACCTTTTTTGATTTCAAATCCAGCTTTATCTGCAATATTCAATATAATTTCTTTTGGTACATGAAAATCTAAACTAAGGTCTTCATATTGTGTAGCACCTACTCTAAAATATAATTCCATTCTTTGAGATAAATCTAGTTGTTCAGCTCTAGTATTTACTCTAACTTTAAAGTTAAAATCCATTCTTAAAGCTCTCATATTTAATCCCAAGAATAAATCTCTATCATGATCTCTAAAAAATGATTTATTGAGATTGGATCTTCTAGTAAACATTTGAACTGGAGCTTGATAATTATCTAATCCTTCTCTATCATAATCATATTCTATCTTTGGTTCTATTCTAGCTCTTGGTTGTTGTCCTTTTATAATTTGTCTCTTTTGTTTATTTTTATAGTCATCCAAGACATGTTTACCATCAATATAAATACCACCAACAAAGAAATCTTTTTCAAATTTAGATTCAAACCATCTATACATATAATCTATAGCAAGGGAATATGAATGAACATATGATGGGATTGCTAGATTAGTATATAATTTTTCTGCTCGTTCAGTATTACCATTTGCTGCCCACATTTCTATATCATCTGGAGTCACGGTAACTCTATCGTAATTCATTCTTGCCCTCCTTTATTATTTCTTTTTCTACAGATTGTCTAATATTTAAATAATCATCCTCAGACAATTCAGCTGAATATTGATATAAATCTAATAAAATTGATTTATTTAAAAATTTATCTTTAAGTACAACTTTTATTGTAGTTTTGTCTTTTGTAACTGGAATATTGTCTAGATTTACTAAGTTACGCAAAATTAAATATATAAATTTTTGATCTGCTGGATGCATTGCACAACCATTATCAAACTTATTTATAAAATATATAAGTTCGTTGGTATAAGAAAATTTCTCACCTGTATTATAAGCATATGTTTGTCCAGCTGCTAATGAATCACACAGCATTTCAACTGCATATTTATATGGCATCCTTATAGGGGTTGTACCTTTGTCAAAATTATCCATCCAATATTCATAATGATGAGGGTTTCTACCTTTATGATGTTGCCATGCTAATGAATAACCTAGTTCGGCTTTACAATTATCTATTGGTGACCTATCACCGGTATAATATTTTACACTTTCAGAAAATTCTATATATGAAAACTTGGATAAATCATGTGTAAAAGCTTGCCATTTAGATAAACCTGCAATATTAGCATAATAATTTACCCAAGATTTATGTATACAAATAGTTTTAAAATGTTTAAATATTATTTTTAAGGTCTCAGTTTTTTTCATAAATTCACAACCTTTCTTTTAATAATATACTATATTTATATAGAAGTGAAAAATGTATATTAAAATGTATTAATAAAGGGGAATATAAAATGGGAAGATTATTTTACAATAGAGATCATATGCAAAGTATATTAAAATGTATGTATAATGATTATATAATCAATGGTGTATCTATAAGAGAGATGGCTGAAGATTATTCATATTCAGAAAGACAAATTAGATATATTATAAATAGATATTTAGGGGTTAAACCCGGAAAGGGAAATGGAAGAAGGTATAAAAATATGGAGAAGAAAGAACAAGAAATACCTCATAAAATAGAATTAGATGATGGTATGTATGTAATAGATGGAAAGTTAGCTAAAAAAGCAACAGTAGAAGATCTAATTATGCAAAGTAGAAAATATACAAAATATACCAATAAAAAAGTAGAAAATAAATAGATTTTCAACAACTTAATATACGATAAGATACAATAAAGATAAGGAGATTAAAAATATGTCTTATGTAGATGACAAAACATTATTGGATTCTTATAATGAGATTAAAGATTTAATTAAAAATCAGACTATAGGATCGATAACAATAGATTATTCAAAATTAGATGGAGAAACTGAGAATGAGCTTAGACAAGCAATTTCAAAAGTTTTACATAAAAGATGTAATGAATTAGGAGCTACATTAAATTCAGCTCATGAATTCATTATTCACTAAAATAAAAGAAAGGTGGGTGTAAAGTTGTTTGAAGAATTTGAAGACATACTGAAAGAAGAACAAGAAGAAGAGGAATATAAAGAGAAACATAGTATTCCGATTAATCTAACTTATCCAAATTCTAAAGATTATGAATATGAGACTAGAATAGAAGTAATAGATTTGGATCTAGAATGTAAACTGGATATAGAATCTGGTAGAGGATTCGAAATCACAAAACCAAAGGGGTCGAACAAAAAAGAAATGAAAAACTTGGATGGTATTTATTCATCCAGATTTGGACAAAAACTAGGTGATCAAAATCCATATGCAGATAGATATTCATGTGAGTGTGGTTATCTCAAATCACATATCAATCATGGAATTGAATGTCCAATATGTAGAACTATGTGTAAGTTTGTAGATGATAACTTTGAGATATTTGGATGGATAATTCTTAAAGATAAATATCATCTAATACATCCTAAATTTTACGATACTCTAGATTATATATTTGGTTCTTCTAAATATAATATAGAGAGAAAGAAAATTAAAGGATCTAAGTTGGAGAATATTATTCATTATTCTCCAGATGTAGATGAGCATGGTAATAATGAAAGACCATGTTCATTTAAACCAGATAAAGAACCATTCTATGGAATTGGTATGATGGAATTCTATGAACGGTTCGATGAGATATTAGACTATTATATTAAGCTTTATCCGAAAAAGATAGAGTACTATAATGAAATACAGTACTATAAAAATATAGTATTCTGTCATTCTATTCCAGTCTTTACAACACATCTAAGACCATCAGATGTTAAAGATGGATATATGTATTATGAAAAGACTAATGGAATATATAATATTATAAACAACAATGTGGCTCGTATCAATAAGGATCAGAAACGAATGGATAATGATCCTAAGACAAAAAATCTTAAACTTTATGATACACAGATGAAGTTTAAGGAATTAACAGACGAGATACTAAAAATCCTTTCTGGAAAGAAAGGAGTACTCCGTATGCTCGTGGGGGCAAGATATAATTATGCCTGTAGAGCGGTAATAGCACAAGATCCAACTTTAAGAATAGATCAAGTAAAATTACCATATACAGAATTAGTTATTTGCTTACAACAACAGATAGAAAATATTCTAATTAGATCATATAACATTTCACCATCTGAAGCATATGATAGATGGAAGAATGCTATATCTAACTATGATGAGAGGATAGGAGAAATAATTAATATGATTATAAAGTCCTGTCCTAATGGTGGTATTCCTGTGATAATTAATAGAAATCCTACCATTAACTACGGATCTATACTCCAAGTATATTGTATAGGATTTACAAAGACATTAACGATGTCTATAAGTTTGCAAGTATTAAAACCTCTATGTGCAGATTTTGATGGTGACGTGCTTAATATTTTTCATATATTAAACACAGAGTTTCTGCGTAGATGTGAGGTTGTATTTAATCCTAGAAATGCAATGTATATTTCTAAGATTGATGGTAAGTTTAATAGAGATGTAATGGTGCAAAGAGATACTATTATTAACTCTAATACATTAATAAGATTAGGTAGAAATAATTATTCTGAGGAAGATCTTAAGAAAATTGAAAAGATTAAGAAGAGACAGAAGAAGTATTTCTTACAAGAAGAAGACATAGCTTAAAATAAATTTAAATCTCTAGTAGAATTATATCTACTAGAGATTTATTTTTTAATCTAAATATTAATTATATATTATAGTTATATAATAAACAATTAGTTATTTTAGAGAAAGGAGCAATATGAGTAAATATAGTATAACAGAATATACTGATACTGCTATTAAGGACAAAGATACTATAGATTTTATTAATAATATTATCAGTATAAAACTACAAAGAATTGTAAGAGAACGATTTGAGGAAAGATGCTGGTTTGATTCCAGTTATAATTTAAAAGTCTTCAGGGAAGAATTTAAAGTGTATTTAAAACAAGATAGTACTAGTTATTTTCTTCCTGGTTTGGACGAAAGAACTGAAAATATACTAAAGAAATTATTGAAAGTCTAAGGAGGATGACAAAATGAAGAGTAAAGAGAAGAGAAGTTTGTTGCAAGTGGTTCCAGTTTGTACATCAAAGAATGGACCTAAGTATGGAGAAAGACATATAAAAGATTTATTCGGTGTACCGGAAGAAAAGAAAGAAAATAAAATTATATTGAGGAGGGAGAATAGAAATGTTATTAAATAATAATACATTAAAAGAAAAGATAAAGAATAAGTTAACTAGTACTTTTCATGTTGAAGAGTACTTTTATAAATATGGATCTAATTCTTTGGTTCATGAAGATAGTTTGGAGAAATCAAAAAATACAAGGGAAATTTTTGATTATAATTATATGGATTTCCCTATTTCATTATCATCAACTATATTGACCGATGATGATATTTTTATCTCAAAGAATGAAATAGAGATAGGGTTGTCTTCAAAGAATGCAAAACCATTTACATTATTCGAAGATTCAAAAATGATTAAATATGTTGATAAAGATGCTGAAAAATGTAATGTGTTCAAATTCAACATAAAAACTGTAGCAAAAAGTGTTAATAGTACAAATGTAAATATACACAATGAGCATATTTATACTCAAGAATTTAAGTATGCAGTGAACGAAAGCTGTTATATTTATATAGTAAATCTATTGGATGGGAAACTGCCAGTAATATATATTAGTGATATTCGTATAGGAGTTAATAATATTGCTAAATATATATTTGATAAGAAAGCAGAGATATATAGAGGATTCACTTCATATTATCTCCTATATTCATATACATTTAAAGTGTGTACCGAATATGAAGCGATGGTATTTACTGAACCATCTTTAAATTTAAAATTCGAAGAGGTTGGTGCAGAAAAATATTACAGTAACAGTGACGGGATTATTGGGCTACATGCTGGTACAGTAGATGTAATGTTCAACGATTTTCATATTGGATCATATAACATTGAGAATCAGAATGATCCACTCAATATCAAAGCAATAAAGATATTTGAAGATATGGATATATTTAATCCATTATATAAAGTATCAGAAGTGACCGAATTTGAAGGTCCAATAAATACATATATTGATGCTATTAAAAATGGCATTGGTGCTGGGTTAGATGTAACATTTGAACAAATTGATCCAGATGATGTTAATAAACTAGAAATATTTAGGTATCAATATATGTATGATGATAGTTCAGAAATACAAATTATCATATGGTTAGATCATGATGAAGTATTTCATATATACACAAAGCATATCTATCCAGATGGTGAGAATACAATAATCTATACTTGTGGAATAAACGAATATGATTATTTTGAATATTCATCAGGATCTTCTGATCCAGAATCATTCTATGTATGTACCAAGAATAGAATGATTACAAGAGATCCTTCTGGCACTTCAGTTAATTTGAAGACAAAGAAGGACGACTATTATATAAGAGCAGATAAGAGTTCTTGTGTAGTGGCTGATTCAAAGAATAATTTTGTTGGTGAGATGCTTCCAGAGTATAACATTTTCGGTATACCAACAAATATCTAAATTAAAAGGAAGGGTGATTAATCTCATCCTTCCTTTTATTAAATTATTTAAATTTGTTTTTTACTGATACTATTATAATGGTATAAAAGTGTAATATTTTACCACAAATATAACTATTTCATAATAATTAATAAGGTGGTGATAAATTGTTAGAGATAACTATTAATAGATTTCATAATGTAAACACATTAAACATATTTTCAGATGCTAGTATTTGTGGTAAAAGTGGAAACTTTTTTGGATGCTATGGTGCAATTGCAGTGGTTCAAGATACAATCATAGATCAAACTTACAGATTGGTTTCTGATACAACTAATAATAATTCTGAAATAAAAGGCATAAGGGCAGCATTAGATTTAGCTCTAAAGTATAGCAATTCATATAAATATATAAATATATTTTCAGATTCATTGACATCTATAAACGGATTAAAATCATATATCTATGGTTGGGAAATAAATAAAGAAGATGGATTGTTATACAATAAAACAAATAAATTGGTTTCTAATCAAGCAATATTTGTGGAGTCGTTTAGAATGTTACACGAGTTAAAGAAAGCTCCATCTATAATAAGATTATGGCATCAAGCTGGTCATATTGATAATGGGTTTAATAGTATAATTAAAGGAGCAAATGTATTTAGAAAATCAAACTCTATAGTTGGAAATATTGATCTTAATTTTATTAGATATATTTCTGCTTGGAATAATCATGTGGATAATAATTCTAGAAGTATGCTCAGAAGAAATATAAAAAATGATAATAATTATCATGATGGTTTAATCTTTACAACAGAATTTGGTAGTTTATTATAAATATAAATATAATGAAATACTATATAAATGTATTAAGATAAAAATAATTTAAATAAGGAGAGTAAAATGGAATCAGATATAATTCATCCAATAAGTTTTTTCAACAATGATGTGCTACAAAGTAAAGATATTGGTAATCCAGAACTTTATCCAATTCTACAACAAATTCAACATGTTAATAGTGGAACATCCACCAATAGCATTAATGAATTTTTGAGAGATTTTATAATCAATAATATTTCCGGTTTATCTACAACTTTTATAATTAAATTATTAGAAGATAATATTAATAAAGATGAAGTTGCGTATATGGTTGACTTTTATTCAGATTTTAATATTAAAGATTATTTGTTAAATACAATAACAAAGTATTCTTTATTTAATAAAACACCTGATACTATATGTAATATGATTCAATCTAATATAATATTTATTCTAAATCAATTTATACAATTTTATACAATGTATAAACTAATTTATGATAAAGAAGGAGTAGATTTGTATAGTTTTCTATGCAAAGAAACCTATGGAGATATTATTGATATGAATATGCAAGACAAATATGTTTTTTGTAATTCAATAATGAATAATATGTTAGAGGATATAGTTCCTAATATTAAAGAATGCTCAATTGCATTAAAGAATACAATTACAAATATAAAAAATTTAAACGGAGGATATTAAAATGGAAGATAATAAGAATAGTTCAATGAAAGCTGTGACAGTTTTAACTATAAATAAGGCATTAGATGATAGAATTGATGCTATGTGTAAGAAGCATAATATGGGAAGAGATTTCTTTATTACTAAAGCTCTTGAAAACTATTGTAAATATCTTGCAAAGAAAAAAGTAACCACTGATAAGAAGGAGGACTAATATGGATCTACCTGATAAGTTAAAAGAAGTAATTCAACCATTAAAGTTTGAAAAACCAACAGACAATTTAATGTTTGAAGGATTAATGAACGATGCAGATAATGATATTTGTGATATGATAATATTATCAGATGATGAAGAGAATTATAATATTAAAACTCATATGCTTAGTGATATTGGTTTAGAGATGATATCTGATAGTAATCTTGCTATATGTGATGCATATAAAAATAATGATATTAAATTAAATGAACGATTAGCTAATGTAATGATTTTTAATAATATAATCAATGTAGTAGAATCTTTTAAAAATAAGATTGTGTCAACATCAGTATTATCATTTTCAAATTATTGGAATTTTATGAATAGTAAATATTTCAATATAAATACATCATATAATGAGAATCCTGCTACTATATTTAAAGACTTAATGTATTCCGAAAGGTCAAAGCGTATAAATGCTATTATAAATGACCATATACAAACATTGCGTTATAGTCATTTAGAAAATGGTGGAATGATAGATTTAGAAACTGGTACAGTTAAACAAGAATTCAGTAATGAATTTTGTTTTATAAATAATTATACAAGTATAACTTTGTCCATATTTATATCTAATTTAGCTATTGAAGCTATAAATAGATATCTATTCGATATTATTAGTTGCACTACTAATGATATTTATAAACATGAAGTTATAGATTCATTATGTATGTCTAGTGACATTATCAAGGCATTTACAATATCTAATAACTCAGGATTAGATTTACAAATAATAATAGATACTTTTGTAGAGAATTCTATTAAACCATCATTGTATGATTGGACGCAAAAATCTATTATGAGTTCAATGATGGGTATTCTTGATAGTGTAGCAATTACATTTTTCAATTATCCTAGTGATATGATGGGACCTGGAAGATTACATTTTGAGGATGAAGATCAATATGATGATCAATAATATATTATAATTATAGAGTATTCAGATAATTATAATTTTATAGAAAGGAAGTTCATATGTTCAAGACAAATTTTTATACTGGAGAAATGTCACAAGAACAATATACTACAGAAGCCGAAGCCACGCATAACGCTGGCTTCGGTCAATATGCTGCTCAACAACAAGGATATATTCCTCCAGCAACATATGGTCTTGGTGGAAATTATTATCAGCAGCAAGCTCCACCACAACAGATGTATCAACAATATCAACCATATCCATATATGAATCAACCAACATATGGTGGTTACAATCCATATCAGCAATATCAACAACCTAATGGATATAGTGGAGTTAGACAGGGATTTGGATATGCAGATAATCAACAACCTCAACAGGTTACAGAAATATATATCCCACCTGTAAAAATAACTGAAAATGAGTATCTGTATCCCGAAGATTATGAACAGATGTCTCAAGATATGGTCTTCAGATATATTCAAGAAAAAGAAGAATTTGAAGGGCGAAAAATAGCAGAACAAGCATTGGCTAGAAGACGAAATAATTATGGTAATATGATGTATAATAATTATAATTATAATTATTATGGGAATTCAATGTTTGCTAGTGCTAATTATAACTTTCACAGTACTGTGAAAGAAGAGTATAAAGAAATGAAAGAAAAAGCGAAGGAGGCTAGAACAAATTTAACAATAAATTTATTAAAACTTGTAAATCGAACAATTGATAATGGAATGTCCGATGAAGAAGTAGAACAGATGTGTCGTGGAAGACACATAAATGTGCAGAATACGATATATGAATTTACTCAAGAAGATGCACATCAACAATATTTAAATAGTCTAGTTCCAGTAAGAGAACAAGACAATCCATATGTAAAACACTATATAGATACTAAGAAGAAGATACAAAGCATATTGCCACCAGATACCACAATGGAAGAGTTTAATTTAAGAGCAAATAAATTAGCTTTTGAATGGGAAATGGAGGAAGTGAATAATAACAGAAGAAGTTTTGAGCAATCTTATGATTCGTTTGCATATAAGAGATTGCTTAGAGAGAAGTGTGCAGAAAAAGCAGCTAATGAAAGAGGTTTCAGTCTTCTAAGATCCGAAGAACCAAATATAATCACAAAGATCAAAGAAAGCATTAGTAATATTGAATCTACTAGATCTGGTAGTATGAGTCCAGAAGAAAAGTTAAATATTATGAAAAATAATCTCGAAGCTTTAGGCTTGCCTTTAATGAGTAATGCTGCATATCTAGATAAAGATGGTACTTTATGTTTCAGAGCAAATATTGGAAATCATAAAGGTGAGCTCTATACAGTTAAAAACGAAAATGAAGCTGCTTATGCAAATAAAAGAGCTATGTTTGCAGGCTTCTTAGATAGTATTCCTCAAAGTGAGGATTTGCACGATGAAAAGATTGATCAATACAATAAATATTCGGAGTCAGAATTTAAATATAATATGACTCATCCTCAACCCTCTACAGGAGGTGGGTAAAAATGATAGATAGAAATTATACTCTACAGAGATTAAAATCTAGAAGGACAACAATTGAAGAGTTTAATTATGATAATTTATCGGCACCTCCAATTCTTTCTATGTTTACTGTAGAGGATATTCAACAGCTAAATTCTATAGCTACATCTATAAGATATAGTGCCAAACTTAAAGAAAAATATGAAGCTATAGATAAGATAATGGTATCCAGAGGTTTCAAAAAGCTTGTATCTGGAACTAATAGGGTTACATATGAACCCGTGTTTGCTACTAACTTTGTAGTTAAGGTAGCATATGATAGTGTCGCACTAAATGATTCAATACGAGAGTATCATAATCAGTTTCTCTTAAAACCTTTTTGTACAAAAGTATTTGAAGTATCTCCATGTGGTACATTGGGAGTATTTGAGAGGGTAAATCCGATAACTAGTAGAAAAGAATATATATCTATGGCGGTGGATATATATAAATTATTATCAGAATTTATTATCGGTAAATACATAATAGATGATATTGGAACCAATTATTTTAATAATATTGGATTCCGATATGGCTTTGGAGCTGTGGTCTTAGACTTTCCATATGTTTACGAAGTGGATGGTAAGAAGCTATGGTGTAATAAACCAAATCATAATGATCCTACTGGATATTGTAATGGTGAAATAGATTATGATCTTGGTTTCAATAAACTAGAATGCAAAAAGTGTGGTGCTATCTATAAACCGTTTGAATTAGCGGTTAAGAAAATGAGTTATAACAAAGAAAATTATAGTCCTATTATAGAAAATGAGGAGGATACAAATATGAAAATTAGATTTCATGGTGGATCATTAGGAGATGGAGTTTGTCAGGAAAAGGTAACTGGAGAATTTCAGAATCCAGTAAATTGTATTATTTCCGATGCAATTGCTAGAAAGGCAGAAAAGAAGGCTAAAGAGGAAGAAGCTAAAAAAGAAAAAGAAGCCTTAACAGTTAATGGAGTTGAGGAGCCTGAGGCTCCAGTAGTTCAGGAAGAAATAGATATGACTCCTCCAGAGAAAGAAGAGGAGAAGGAAGTAATGAGTCCATTCTCTATTGATGAGAATGATATAGGAAAAGGTGATCTTGGATATATTAATGAAGATGAAGATAAAGTTACAAAACTTCTATCTGAGATTATTAATAACTATTACTTCGAAGATACAAAAGATGAAGATAAGAAGAAGATTGCAAAAGCATGTTGTGAAATGCTTAAAGATATCTTTGTAGAGAATATCGAAGAAGTAGTTAGTATGTTTGCTGATGTGCTTAGAAAGAAGAAGAATATAAAGGATGAAATTATTAAGGGATTCCTTGATAAGAATTCTTGCTCAATCAATAACCAATTCATTAAGTTACTTCTTCTTTCAGAAGATTATCAGATTAAAGTTAATTATCAGAAGATGTTCTTCGATAATAAAGACGATACTGTTGGCTTCAAATTTAAGCCATCAATCATCAAGAATGGTGTAGATAAACCAATTGCAGTTGGTGAAGATCAGGATATCTATATGCCATCTCTTGAGCTTTATAATATTATCAAAGATAATATTGATACAGAAACTGAAGTGAATCCTGAAAATTCTTCTAAAGAATCTGAAGGAATTAAATTAGTAGATGCAGTAGTTCTTTCTAGAAAAGATATATTCACTTCAGAGAAGAACCTTAAGTGTGTAGCTATCAAAAATGATGACAATACATACTTAACAATAAATGGTAGTGTTATTTGTATCGATAAAATCGATGATGTAAATGTTGAGGATATTGAATTTGTATCTTCAGAGTGGTACAATAATGCTGTCGAGACTATAGAAAATATAAAGGAGCCTCCAGTAGGTTCATTACCAGAAGATTATGATGATGAGGAGGATTCCGGAGAGGAGGAATAGGATGATTTTAAAAGGCAAGATTTTCCTTACAAAAGATAAGAATATTGTTATTGATTGCTTGGAAGATCCAACCATGAAGATCATAAACCTCGACGAGGAAGGAACTTTAGGCATAGATCCCAGATGTTATATATCTGGGACTATACTACTTCCCCCAATTGAAGCAATGATAGCTGAAGTTGATGGGAATGAAGAAAAGTATGACATGATATATTCTAGTTATATCTTGTCAGATAAGGTGAAAGAATATATGGCATCCATATTAGCATTTCTCTATAGAGGAGGAAATCTGTTATTGTATTATCCTGATAATAATTATAATAATACAGTAAAGAAGATGTTATTCTTTATAATGATACATTATGGTATTCATATTGGTATCATTGGAGATCCTGATCTTGATAATTGTAGATGTTATTATGATGCTAATCTTGAACCTATTCAGTTAGATTTAATATATTTCTATACTGGAATTATGGATTGGAGGGAATATTTATATATGTACCCACCAAATATTATTAATGCAGATAAATCCATATGGTGAGAATATAAGACAAAAACTTGAAGTTGTACAACGACTTCGAGCTGGGATTAAATTCAATCCTGGTCTACATACACCAATCCAAGCATTGGAGGTGATGTAATTGCTTTACTATGGTGGAGGGATGTATATACCAGATAATTGTAAAGTATTTAATCTGAATTCGTTGAGAGAGGGATATCAATCGTTTAGATTTCTGATACCTCCAAACAGTTTGGGAAATTTTGTAGATCGAGATTTTGATATATTATATTATAATTATATATTCAATAATGATAATGTATTCACAGAATTCTTTGGAATCATTTATGAATTATATATTAATAATGATATATTCATATTAGTGGATGAGAATATGGATTGGTCGGAAAATATTGCAGAATCTTTGTGGAAAGTAATTCAACAAAGATATGGATATAATGCAATTAGGATTAATAATTCTGATGATTATATATATGCAGTAAATAATTCATATTCTCTTCCACAATTTAATCCCTATTGGGGTATTTACAACTTAGATTTAGATAAGCAGCGTTATTCAGAAATTATAGAAGCTGCTAGATTGCAAGCTGGAGGTAAATTGATATATGTCGATGAGTAGAGAATTATTATCTTTAGCTTGTAATAATAACTATTTAACGCAATTTAGATACTTAGCTGGAAATATTATAGAATATGATATTAAACAAGCTAATATTAATATGCTCTATAAGTATGGCTTAATAAATCAAAATAGATACGAATACCTATCTAGCCTCCCTAAATATAATAGGGAGGTTATTGTAGGTAAGATGATTAGAGAGAATAAAGAATATTACAAAGTTATTAATAATGGAATAAAGGAAGCTAAGAAACTTCTATTTAATTCAAACAATATTCAAGAATTTGAAGTAGTTAGAATAGCTAATGATGCTGTATATGTAAACAGAATGAGTAATTTAAATTTTACCAAATTTGATAATATAGAATTCGTTCAAAAATCAGTATCAACAAATTATCTTAATTTAAATAAGATATTATTCTTTATAAACTTTAATTCCCAAAATGGGATAAGTGTTGATGTTAAAGGTTTAGGTGATGATTATAATATTCATGAACCAATGATATCAATAATAGTAAATATAATATCATCATTACAGTTTGATAGTATTAAAAATACTATGATAATGCTAGATAATTTTATAGATGATTATCTTAATCTAAAATTGGACGTTGGATATTATAGAGAACTAAATTCTGATGCGATGTATAGAGTAATAGGTGGTAAATTTAGCATTTATAATCTTGGAGAAATATCGAAAGATATAGATATAAATTATAATCTTTATATACTAAGAGAATTATCATCTATTATATATGAAATTTATACAGGAATTTATAGAAAGTTGTAGCGTATACTCATTTTGGGTATACGCTATTATTTTTTATTATTTATTTATTTTTTCTCAATATTAGTTACATAAAAGTAATCAAAAGATTTATGGTTCTAAAATAAGAAAAAATAAAAGGAGAATACTAAATATGAAACTTGATTATAATCTTATAAAGAAATGTATTGTAAAAGCTTGTAAACAAGAAGGAGTTAATACTCTTAACTTTAAAATTGATTACCAGAAACTTAATGGAAGTGTTGCCGAATATGGATTGGTATTTTTAAATAATGCAACTATGTCCAGACCTGTAACTTCTAATGATATTGCTTTAATATCTGAATATTTTAAGAAAGATAAGTTAGCTTGGTTTAATAGATCTAGAGCATTTACAACTATATCTTTCGTTATTGCTGATTCTCTTGATGAAAAAGGTCGTAAGTTATTAAATATGCTTGCTGATGAAAATAGATCAAAAGATCCATCATTTGATAGAGCGGATATCGTTGCTGAAATTTTAGCATATTATCCTTGTTATAATGCAACTATTGTTTCTTATAGATCTGATGATCCAAATAGATTAGGAAAGAATTCATATACTACTATAATTCGTGCTAATATTAATGCTATTATGTCTGAAGAATATGAATATTATAATGAAGATATTTAAATAATTTTGGGCAGGAATTTCTGAGTTCCTGCCTATATATTTTTCTTGTATTCGGTTCACATATATATAATTTGACAAGTTTGGAGGTGAGAATATATGGCTTATTCTGTAAATGGAAAAATCTATACAGATCATCCATTAATGGATGAAATAGTAGATTGCTGCAAGACTATATTCAAGGGTATAGTAGTAAAGAATGATGTATTAGCTTTAAGCTATGAAACAGATGAATCTTTGGATGAGTCTAGGGAATATATAAGAATAGTAGAGAAAAAAGAATCTTTTCTTACATTTCCATTTACATACCAAATGCTTGCAAGTTTCACCAAAGATGGAGTGCAATATTTTACTGATGAAGAAATTAAACTTATATTGCGAAAAAGATCAGTAGTTCCTGTAGAGATTAGACTAGAACTCTTGGATTTTTGTAGTAGTTATTATATAGAAAATTATGATGAAAGAAATAATTATTATAGAAGTTTAGCTGGATTGCCTCCATATCCTGGAACTGCATATAATATAAAAAGAGAAAGAACAGATAAAGAATTTAATATCTATGTAAAAGCTGAAGATTTCCCACCAGATTATGATACATCTCATATATTTCATAATGGTACTACAGAAGTTAAAATCCATGAATTATCTAATGATGATATTGCTATATTGCAACAGAGTGGATTTGTTGATAATCTTATTAGAGATTATCAAGGATTCAATTATTCATATTTAAGATATTTGGGATATAAAGCTATAGATATTTATAAAGCTAGAAAAGCCATAAAATGGGAAATATTATATATTCCTATGGTTGAAGAATTGGTTCAACAAAGATTTGAAGAATTATATAATATTAATAGATCTTTATATTTAAAGAAAACTTACCAAGATGCTATGTCACTTGGTTCTAATTATTATGATGAATCTATTATTTTACTTTTATTATGTCAAACTTTCAATGATCTTGTAGTTGATGTACCTGAATGGTATATTAGACGAGATATATTTGATATAAGATCAGTACAATATTTCTTGGAATCATATGGAGTTGAATTCTTTGATGTAATTCCGTTAAAATATCAGATAGCTATTGTTAAGAATCTTAATAAATTAATTAAATATAAATCTTCAACCAAAAACAATAGAGATATTATAGATTTATTTAATCTCAAAAACACATTCATTTATAAGTATTTCTTATATCGTAAAAAGAAAAATGAAACTGCTTCCGAAGATGAAGAACATTATGATCTTGAATTTATAAAGGTCAAAGAAGGAGAACCATTTGATAAATATATAACCAATAATATTTATAGATATAAATATGATGATCTTACATTATCTGATAAATTCTGGGATGGTGTATACAAAGAGTGGTCAACTTCATCAGATAAAACTTTCAAAGAAAAGTTACATGAAGAAATTAAGAATGATCATATAAATGGTATGGATTATACTGTAGAAGGTACTAAATACATGTCTATAGATTATGAAATCTATATGTCAGAATATAAATATCAAGTAGAATATTTCTTCAGTTATTTATTAGATTCAAAAGTAGATACTGAAGATTTGAAGATAATAGTTCCTACTATAAGTACTTCTACAGAATTAGGTATTTCTAATTTATTTATATTATTATATTTATTATCATTATCATATGATGAAATTCCTGATAAAGTATTAAGACCCGAAGATAGATCTACTCATAAATTAGATATAGTTACTCCTAGATTAGAATATTATGAGAAATTATATCGCGATGATGGTGATTATGATGATTATATTAGTTGGAATAATAAGTTTGGTGAATATACACCACCTGCTCATTTTGATACTGAACAATTTAATTTTGGTGAAGTTAGAGGAATTCCATCTAATGATGAATATCCAATCTACGATATTTATAATTTTCATCAAACACCACCAGAGGAGATTCCAAATCCTGAAGTAGATGAAGGGTGGGATTTTAACGATGATATAAGTACTCATCCAGATGATTACTATAAAAGATTTTTTAAACCAAAACATTGGCAAGAAAAGAGATATATAGAAAATCAAGATCCAACTGCTACTGCTGAAGGTTATAATAGTTATCCTGTTTGGATTGAAGATAATAGAGATTGGGCTGTAAGGAGAGTTCCTGAAGCTTTCAAAGTATCATATAATAGAATAAATGGTTTCAATAATGCATTAACTGAAGAAGATTTGGATAACTTTATTGAAGTTATAACTAGAAGAAATAAAGTATATAATTTTGAAAAAGGTTACACTGGATATTCGTATAAACCAGTTTATAGTATTAATAATGAACTTTTATATTTTGAAATTGTTTATGAATATGATGAATTAGTGTATACTTATGAAGAGTATCTACAATTTATAAATGCGTCTGGAAGTGAAAAAGATTATAATTCTTGGTTAGATGATATAAAAGAAGATTTTCTTAGAAGAAATCCTAGAGGACCATTAGGTATTGGTGGATTTAGAGTTATGAAGAAGATTGATTCAATACCTAATATTATAGAAAATTTTGATATAAATACTGTCTGCTATAAAGATCTTTATAATAGAATAGTTAATTCTAATAGTAGAGATGAAGGAATTATGTTAAGATATGTATTTAATACGTTATTTACCAGAGAATTTGATTATGATTTCTATAAAGTAGACGAATCTGATGCAACAAATATAAGCGAGATTCTCAAATCTAGAAGTTATATTCTTTATAATTATTATAATCAGATTATATCAGAAGCTAATATAGAAACAAGAAAGAATAATATTAGATCAGTAATGAATGATATTATTACTACTCTTGAATATTATCTATCTGGAGATAATCTTGAGTTTATTTATTCTTCATTCTCTATTGCATCTTTTAGTTCTTTATTATATTATATTTATCTTATGATATGTTTCTTTAAATCATGGAAAGTTTATTTCTTGGATCCAGCTGTTACTGTAAACACTGATGATATATTAGAAAATGGTAATTATTATGGTAATGGTGTAGATTGTATATCGGAGATTAAACTTAACTACTGGCATACAGATAAAGAATTTAGAAGAGATACTATAGGTATAAATGTAGATCATTTCATAGAAGACAAATTTAATGAAGATGTTAAAGAAGTTCTTGATGTATATGGACACTTTGAACCAGATCCTGAAGATGATTATAACTATGATGGTTATAAACCAGAAGAAGCTGAAGAATTATATAGAGATATTAATGGTGGAGTTACAGATGCTTCATTAAATATACCATATATAATGGTTAATGGTGGAAAATCATATGGAAAACTTCTCGATATTTGGGATCTTGATGGTGGTACTCCAGTAGAAATGCAAGAATACCTTAGAGTTGATGGTGGAGGGGTTTATCATCCTGAAGATTTGGTAACAAATGCTTTTGATGAATTATATAATTATATTATAAACGGTGGTAATCCTGGCACTAATGAATTCTTCACAAAATCTATGCATACTAGAGTTATAGATAGACAGATAGAACAAAGGGCTCTTGTTTCAACTAGACAATCTAATCTTATTGTTGAAGATGAAAATGGTTTATATTTAAAACAGTCTTGGGCATCTTGGTCTGATTTCTATGAAATTAAGACAATTACAGATAGAGCATATAGTTATATGAACTATATAATGGAAGTATTATATGATGATTTAATGATCATTACAGATGATGATTTATTAACTCAAAGAGTTAATGAATTAGTTGATGATGAATTATATAATATGAGAAAAGTTTCTAGATATGCTGAAAATATAGATTATTATAGAGCTGGCTATAGACATTATATTGATGATTATATTAACACTCTTACTGATGATGGGAATAGTTTCTCACCATATAGTTGGAGTAATTTTTAAGGAGGTTTATAATGAGTCAACTAAAGAAAATATCTTTAAATGATAAACATGCTATAAAAGATCTCATTAATGGAAATCGTGACTTAGTTGATAGATTAGCAAGTCCAAAAAAGACCAAAATAACAATTACTGATCACTATACGGGTGAGGTACTAGGAGAATATGAGAATAAAGTTGTAATTTCAGGTTCTATGTTCTCTGCATGTAAGGTTTTTGGTATCGGTACAGACCTTGATCTTCCAAGTTATAATGATGAGATGAAATTTGATAATGATCAACCTACTACAGAAGAAGATTTTGTTAAAACAAAAGTACAATTATTCTGTATAGGTGATGATGGATGTGGTGCTACACAAAAAGATGTTTATATATGTAATTTTACAGATAGAATTGAGCCATTAACTGATATTAATGACTCTGAAGATTGTATTGGAAAAATATATCCATTTAGATTTCAAAATATAGATGATGATCTCCCTGAACAATTAAGAGATTATTATTTTGGTAGAAAGACTTATGATGGCAATGGTAAGATTGCATACTATTTCAAAGCTTTTGATACAGTACCAGAACTTTATGTTATGTATACTGATGGTACACAAGTAGATGATGATATGTATTATAGTGATACTGAACAAGTTGCTGAATGTTATGTAGAAACAAGATTGAGAATCACTAGAAACGACTTTAGAGATTTCTTTGCAGAAATCATAGGTTGGGAAAATGCCAGAATATCATCACTTTCATTATGTTATGCTTGGGAATATAAAGTTATTGAAGATGGAAAAGAACATAAATATTATCAAGATATCCATCCATATACTAAACTTAACTTCCCATTTGAACCATTAGTAGATCTTACTAAAGCAATTGATTTTAATTATCAAGTATATTATTAAAATTACATTAACAATATGGTAAATGCTATGTGTTCCCCATAACTCCTAAGAAAAAATATGGGTTATAATTACTAGTCTCACACCCCCTGGGGAGAGTTATTACAACTCTCCCCAAAACTTTTCTGAAAATTTAGTTTATTTTTTATTTGGATTAGATACTATAGTAGTGTATTTAGATACTATTCAGATTCATTCATAAAGATTAAAGGTTTAATTACAGGCTTATCATTAGCCACAGGTAGCAAATAGTTATTAGACTTAATTGTTTCAAGTCTATTTGTCATTTGATCTGTTATCGGGTTCATGTCAGGTAACATGTATCTTTTGTCGTTAATTTTGTAAGTTACGGTGTTTTGATCTATAATTGATGTATCTTCTATTTCAGAATGTTCTATTGTGTATTTCTCTATTCTTTCTAGAGTCTCTAACATTTCTGGTTCAATAAAAGGTTTGTAGAGTTCAACAAATAATTTGTATCTACCAATAACTTTATCTACAGGAATAAAGATTCTATGAGAATGAGCTAATTCATGAACCGTTTCTGATAATGGAATTAATCCGATAATTAATTTATAATGACATTCCATAACTTCTTTAGCTACCATTTGTATTTCAGTTGATTCTTTATAATAAGATCTTTTTCGAAAAACAATATCTGAAATATCTCTAAGAGAAAATGGATAATGATGTAATTCAATTTTAATATCAAATGTTTCTTCATTAGATACATTTTGTAGAAATGCACATTTATTCATTCCCATTGTTTCTCTAAGATATTTTATAAATTGTCTATATTCAAAAGATCTTCTAACTTGAGATTCTACATCTTTTATAAATCTTTCATATTCCTTTTCATCATTTGTGTCATAAACAATATATTCAAATTCAGGAACATTAACAAGATTTATAGTAGATGGTAATTTTTCTTTAGTTATTAAGACATCATCTGGATCTATCATAATTACTCACCACCTTTAATAATAATTATAGGTGAGTTAAAAATATTAAAAATAAGAAAAGGAGAAAACAAAATGGAAGAAAAAAGAGAAAAGTTTAATGATTTCTTGAAGTCTTATTATGATGAGGAAATCAAAATGATGACAGTAAAGAGAGGTTTTATTTATATCTATCTTAAATGTATATCTGAGATAGATGATATTAAAACTATGAGTGTAGGATCTAAGCATTATCTTAAACTTGAAAATGATTCTGAAAAAATGTTTGATATCTATGTAAGAAAGGAAGCAGACTTAGGGGAAAATTTAATAACATTCTCCATGTTTGTAAAGTATGGAATGAATGAATATAGAGTTGGTAGATTAATTCTAAAGGATTATGAAGTTTGTGGAGCTGATTTCATCTTTTACCCTAATGATTTATTTAATGCAGAAAAGGATAGACTTGAAGAAAAAGAGTTTGTTCTTATTAATTCAATATTTGCAAATTATTGCAATTATAATATTGATGAGGATGGACCTGAAGAATTATTCCATAACTATTTATAGGAGTAGCCTATGGGAATAGAAAGTGCAATAGTAAATAATATGTTTAGAATGGGGGTTGTAAATAAAGAAGATATGGCAGTATTTCATACTTATGATAATCAATACAGATTTGAGTTGAGTAGAGAACCTACTCAACTCTGGCAAACAAATTTCAGTAGTAAGTTCAAATGTATCATAGATATCTATGATAATATTACAAATAATTTATTAGTTAGATTAAATTGTAATGAAAATAATATCATAGAACTTATTGATTGTTATGATCAAGCTGGACAATTTGGATTATCAAATATTAATGCTCCAGCATTAACTCCATACAATGCGAATGGTAACTGTTACATTATAGAATTAATAATGTATAAAGTTGATAATTTTCGAGATGTAATGGAAGATTTGTCAAGTAGATGGATAAATATTAAAGAATATAATCCTATTCAAAGAACAACAGTAGATATTTTATCTATTCAAATGGATGTAAGTGAGATAGAAGATCTAATGGATTTAATGTATTTTATCTTTCTAGTAGATCAAGAAGAAAAATTTGGTATTGTTCCAGTAGATACATTTTATCCTACAGAGACATCAGATTTTTCTAATATTAATATTAAAGATAAAAAAGGAGAATAAAAATATGGAAAAAATGAGATTTGAATTTGATAATGATAATTTTGAAAAGAAACTGAGTTTATCAAAAATTATGAAAAACTCAGCATTTAATGTTGTAAGAGTGGATAAGGTGGAGATGGAAGAATTACAATTAAAAGCTCTTAAAGCTCAGTTAAAAGTTTATCTTGGTATGATTATGAATATTATTCTTAATGCTAAAGATGAAGTAAAAAGTGATATTATAAAGAATAATAAAGTTAAGTTTGATATATTTGATTTAGAATTTGAGTTACATGTTTATGGATTTTTAGAGAAGTCTGTTCAAGAATTTGAATATACAACTTATAGTTTTGATTTTGAGATTGATTCTGAATCTGCAGGTATACCTGTAATTTTTGGAACATATTCCACAACTGTAGAATTTATAGGAATATATTCAGATAATAGAGATGATCCAATTATAGTAGATTATGATCTTGATAAAGATCATGTTATTGAAGTTGGATTAATTGACATGTTTACTGATGTAAAATCAGATTTATTTATTCGTTTTAATAGTGAAATAGATAGATCAGATAGTACATTAGATAGAGATACTATTATAGATGAAAGAATATCATTATTGACAGATATCATTTATGCTATCAATGAAGATAAAATTATTGATATGACAGATATAACAGAATTAACAAAATTCTAAGATACTAAAGAAGAAAAATAAACTAGATATTAACTTATCTAGTTTATTTTTTGTTAAAAATATTTGTAAAAAAATACTAAGATAACAGAATCGTAAGGAGGGGACGGTGGTCGGGTATAGATAAATGAGTAATGTTTCTAATTATAAAAGATATTTAAAGAAAGATAGAAGAGTATAATGCCTCAAGCCGGCGGGCTTTTCTCAATCGCCGAAAAGGCTCTTTGGGCTAGAAACATCGAAAACATGACTTTTTATTTTTTATTAAAAATAAGGTTTAAATCCAGGTATACTTAAATAGTATACCTGGACTTTTTTAATTAAACAGTACTATCATCATAAGGTATTCCCATAATATCTTTTATAGATCTATCTAATTCTATCATAAGTTTTTGTAATGATCCATAAATTAAAGTAGAAGTAACCATACGCTTATCAATAGAAGTCTCAGATACAAATGCATCAATAGATTCATTTGGTCTAAATGATGTGTAAGGTTCAAGTCCTTCAGGAATTAAGTTTTTCTCAGTTGCTTTATTAGCAGAGAAGTAAACAATCTTATCACCGACACCAACAGTATCTAAATATTCTACATAAAATTCTATTAATACTCCTTTATCTTTTCCTTTTAATTTACCTACAGGTGGTAATTTATAATGTGCAGGAATCTGAGAAGTATCAATATTTTTAGCTTTAAGTTTTGCTTCTAATTCTTTTAATGGTTTCTCATATTTATTTACTATCTTTTTCAAAGAATCAGATAACTCAGATGTTTCTACTGTTCTATAGATCTTAATAGCAGTAATAGTTCCTGTAACTACAGAACTAACAGATCTTCTACCTAACTCAGATACATCATCTTGATTTAAATTCTTTAATAATAAATCTGCAGATTCATCATCAAAAGGAGGCATCCAGATTATTAATGAATCATTAACTTCTACATGATCTCCAATACTAGCAAATTTATAAACTTCAGAATTAGCATCTATAAATGCACTAAATTGATAATTGATAGGAGTTGCTAATTTCTTTGCCATCTTTTCTGTAATAATTCCTGAATCTTCAAATCCATCATCAGTATTAACAATAGCAATCTTAGCAATCTTTCCAATATTATAAGCAATATTATCTGATTCTCCAACTGAATTTGAAAAACTAGATTTATCATAAGCTACAATATCATTAGGTTTTACTTTATCTCCAACTTTATAATTCTTAAATTTATCTAATTTAAGTGGAACAAAGTAACCACCATCGCTATTCTTTTCAATAGTTTGAGTTAAGTTTATGTAATCTGAAGTACCATTATCATAATCTATAACAATATATTCATCAGTAACTTCTGAAATTACACCTTTAGATTTTGCTTTATAAGCAAATCTATCAGAACTAATATAAGGTAAAACTTCATCAGCTCCATTAGTTACTAATAACGGATCACTATCTATAATTCTAGTCATATGTTTAGCAGTTTGCACATAAGTCATAGCAGTTCTCATTGGATCATCTCTATTAGATCCAAAAGGTGTAAGTAACTCTGTTGCAGTTAAAGTATTAGCATCATTCATTTTACTAGTATCACCATTAATAGAATTTACATAGCCTCTTTCACTTTCAACATTAGCATTTATTGATGTTTGTCTAGAAATACCAACATTTGCAGCAAATCCAGTAGACATTCCTAAAACATTAAGCATAGAATCATCATAAGTTCTCTTATCCAATGAATAAGCTCTCTCACTATTCATTCCTGATAATCCTTTAGTTGTTACAGAATTTGTAGTTTCAAGATCTCTAAGAGCATTAATGCATGAATCATCAGCAGAAGTTGGATCTACTAATATTGCAACAATAACTGCATCTTGATTAACTTTAAAAGATATTTGATTTCTATGTTTTAATTCATTAGCATATCTACCATAAGCATCTGCAAGTACTTTATAAGTATAAGCAGCAACTACTTCGTATCTTCTAATTCTTCTTGAAGAGGTATCTGTGTGCTTAATAAATTTATTATCTGATAATAAAGCATTAGCATAAAGTAATACTGAAATATAATCTGTAGGCAATTTATAATGTTCAAGAGTCTCTTTACTAATAGGATCTATCATTACATCATAGAAGTTTTCAAGACCATCGGCTTTAACTCTACCACCAAAGTTATCAAGAAATTCAAGATACATATTTTTATCATCAATTTTAGATACACTAAACATTGAAGTTGGACAATCTTTAAGACCATTTAATAATAATGATGAATCATATGTAAGATCATAATAAATATAACCATCATTAAATTTAATATAATCTTTATTAAAATCTAATTTTTCTTCTTTAGTTAATTTATCTTTAATTTCATATTTAATATTTGCTTTATCTAATACTCTTCTTAAACCTTCATGATATCCACAAATTACAATCATAGGTATTTTAGAATTTAAGATTCTACAACGAGAATAAGAACAAGAGGTGATAGATGTGTTACTAATAACTGCATCAATAAAATCATTATCATCAATAATAGAAATAATTTCATTAATAAACATATTTGTTGAATCATTATTAAAATAAATTACTTCCTTAGTTTCTTTATTATAACCATAAGGTACACCCTTAGTTATGTCTACATCATATAGTGATCTAATTTGATCTTGATTGAAATAAATAATAACTTTACTAGTTTCAATCTTAGAATAAATATTTGCAAGATCAATGTAATCCATAGGAAGATTATACTTTGAACATACTTTTTTATTATTGCCAGCTACAAATTTAATTTTTCTTCCAGTATATTTATTAGCAGCTTTTACAAACTTATTTACATTAGGAGAAGATTTACCAACAATTGATCCATAAAGCTCAATAAATATTTTATTATAATTAGTTACTATTTGACATTCTTTTTCATTAGTTTTAATTATAGGCATATTAAAGAACTGATTCTGGATAGACTTACCACTTCCTCTTAATAAAAATCTATTATCTTTCATTATAGGAATATCAAGTTTTACAGTAAATCTCTTTCCCCTATAATCTTCATAATCTACAGTGTACAAATCTAATCTATCTTCCGATGTTGAATTGTCTTCAACTTTAATATTTCTAACCACAATTGGTCTAGAACAATTTTCAAAAGCTTTAAAAGCATTAATTATATCTCTCTCAAGATTATAATTCTTATCAAAGTTTATAAACTTCAAATCTTCCCATTCTTCTGCATTAGGTGATGAAACTTTAATTGTTGTTGTAGGAATTGTTTCTGACTTAGAATCTATAATTTCTTTAACAGTTTTTCCTTTTATTGTAGAATCAAGAACTTTCTGCTCCAATTCAGACATTCTAGCTCTTCTTTCATCAGAAATAACAACATCATCGTTTTCAGAAGCATTATCAAGATCCATTAATATCTTTTTAATTTCTTCTTCATTATCCATTTGATCCAAAGCATCATCTTCTGATGTAGAATTATTAGCAGAAGTAGCAATACTATTTGCTAATTTTTCAAGATCATTATCAGTCTTGATTTTATTATCCACTGAATTATCTCTATCTGTAGTACTTTGAGATAACTTTGATAGTTTTGGTTGATCTTCTCCAATATCAGTCTCTAATTTCTTTATAGTATTTATTGCAGTTACTGTTGTTTTAATTGTTGGTTTAACTGTAGCAACATTAGATATTTTATTGGTTGTAGCCATAGCTTTAGCTACTTTAGGAGTAAGATCTACACCTTTATTAACTTCAATTCTATCTACAATCTTAGCTGCTATAACTTCAGATGAATCTGTTTCTGCAGAAGTATCAATATCTTCTACATCAAATTCTTCATTCTTACAAATCTTAGTAATGAAGAGTTTAAATTTCATAGATAATTTCTTTATATCTTTATCATCAATTTTAGAGAAATTAATTTTGAAATAATTATTATCACCAACTAAGATAATATCATTATCTCCAAATATCTTCTTTAATTTATTAGTTTCATTTCTAAACATGAACCAGTAAATTGTAGAAACTGGATTGATATTAATTCTAAAATTCCACAATGATCCATTACGATAAATATCATAATCTTTTATTGGGATAAATATAACTTTCTTATTATAACCATCTTTAGAAATATCAATATATCTATTAAGTAATCTTTCAAGAAAATCTGCATAAAGATTTAATCCCTTTATAGATTTCCAAGTATTATTTTGAATAAATAATTCATTATAATGATAAAGATCGACAAATATATTTCTATTTTGGTATTTCTTTAATTCTGGGAATGTGTATTTAATAAATGGACAATCTGCTTTTACTTGCTCAAATTTAACAAGTATATTTTTTCTTTGCCTCATTCTTCCTTGATATAATAATCTCTTTAATTGAGGATCATTACTGGCTTCCTCATTTAATAAAGTTATTCTATTACCGATAGTAAATCCTTCAGATAAAAATCTAGAATCTGCTTTAGCAAAAGATCCTTCTCTTAACTCAGATACTATATTTCCACATTCATTACAAATAAAAGAATTACCGTGTAATCTAAGGTTTGTAGAACCACATTTACATGTAAGATTAAAAGGATTAACTTCAGCATCTTCGTTATAAGGAATATCCCAAGTAAATCCACATTCATTACATTCAAATTGAGTATCTGTAATATTTATATTTGAAGACTTACAATTTAAGCAACTTATTAAATCAGAAGATTCATTAGTCGATTTATAATATTTACTGAATCTATTATTTTTGCCAACTTTTACATCAGTAATATTAAATTTCTTCATAGCTTTAATAATTCTTCTAGCTAATTCTTCTTCATCTTCTGGATCTACATAATTAAAAAACTTTATAGCAGATCTTACATGTTTTTCAGAATCAAGAGGAAACTTTCTTTTACTAGGAACACCAAAAGCTGAATCTGGAAGTTTATTTCTTTCAGAAGCTGACATTTCTAAAAGATAAGATTCTTCAACTTCTTCTTCATTTGTATCATCTATAATTCCTTTGGAACTAATTAAATAAGAAACATTCATTTGCATCCAATAAGATTCATATCTTTTCTTATTTATAAATAAAGGATGAATCATCAATTTTTTGGATGATTCATAATTAGGAGTAAGCAATATAGAAGCACAGCCCTTTTTCTTATTATCTATCTTTGTAGGGAAAAATGTAGGTATTTTATAAATTTTAAAATCCTTCATTTTATCTATAAGAATCATATTTATTTACCTCCTTATACGACATTATATAGGTGTTCTCCTATTATAATACTAGCAAAAAATAATATGATAAACAATAATATACTATATTTGTGATAATCGAGTGGCATTGATTATAAATAAAAAGAAAGGAAAAATGAAAATTGAAAAGCCAAAGAAAATTTAAAGAAAGGAAAAATAGAAATGGAACAAAAAATGTATTTTTTAGAGGGAGATTGTGGAATAGTTGCAATCGATCCTGAAACAAATCAAGTAATTGAAATGGGTAATTATAAAGAATTAACTAGTTTTAAAAACATGGAATTACTCAAAGCTTCTCTGGAAAGGGAAAAAATTAAAAACTATAAAATTGGATTCATAATATCTGATGATAAATTAGATGAACCAATGTTTATAGATTATTCTGAGGTAATTAAAAAGAAGTACTACTCGGGTTGTTATTATCAAGCTATTTCAGATAATAATGTTATTGAGATTGTCCCTATTGTAAGAGAAAAGATGTTCAAGTGTGGATATATTAGTTTTACAGATAATCCGCAAGAAAGGATAGTGTCTTATCAAGAAGGTAAAGAACTTAATAATAGACTCTATAACATGGTAAAAGAAGCTGCATCATATTTATTGAGATGCGGAGTAATAAAATCATGTGAAAAAGATGAAAGTATTTGCCCCCTTAACAACGAAAACTTATCACCATTCAAATATAGTTTGTATGGTACAACAGCAACATTTAGAATTATGAGAGGTTTTGAACTCATAAAGATAAATGAAAACCGAAAAGCGTGTTGTAATAAAGTGTTACCTTTTAAAGCAAACTTCGATAAATACAAAAACATTTATTTCTGTTTTTGTAGAGATGAGAATGAATTTAAAGGTGATAAAGTTTATCACAATATAGCAGAAGATATAGAAAAGAAAATAATGGATTACTTAGTAAAGAATTATCCAGATATGAATCCAACAATTTCTTTCAATGATCTTTATTATCCAATTAAACTTTAGGGAGGTGATTAAATGATAATTAAGACAGATCTGGAAAACTGCTATTTTATATATAATGCAAATAAGAGTAAGAAATTCATTGAATCACCTGACACTGATATAACTTTGATTTACATTAATGATGGTGTAAGAAAAGAACTAGAAGTATCATTAGATTCAAGAAGTAACCTTATTATTGCTAAAGATGGCGATAATATGTACATTGTAGATGATGGATATCGTAATCAAATGATACGATGTGGATATATTGTTTATAAAGACTATGATACTCAAAAGGTTAGTGATAAAGTTTTGGGTAATCAAATAAAAGATCTATTATCTGATTTTATAAATAAGGCTTTGGAAAATTATCCTGGTATTGCAAAGTCAGATAATAAGAATAATATATATTATTTAGAGAAAGATGGATATAGATATACTATCGGTATATATTCCAACTTTGATATAGTAAAGAAAAATGAAGAAAGAAAAATAAATGGATTACAATATTATCAATTCGATAAGAATATGGATAATTTTGGAACCAGTTATATCACCATTCATTCTTTAAAATTAGATGAAGATAGTGAAGATTTTACTGTATCGGTTGCAGATGATATTTTAAAGAATATTATTGCAAATTCAAAGGATACTAAATTCGTATCTATGAATATTAGCAATCCATTGTATTATATTAAAGGAAGTAGGGAAGAGTAATGAAAGTAACAAATAACAGGGGAATATACACAATAATAACAAATTCTATTTATCATATTGAAACACAGTGTAAGTATGATGATATAAAGGATAATGTAGTAATCAAAGAAGCTGCCAAACTTAAGAAAAGATTATTAAAATATAATTATCCTGAGAATTTAGTTAACGATGCAATTAAAGAATTTTATAAATATTTTTCAGTAAAACAAAAATAATTGCATCAAATAAAAATACCCAGAGGGGAAGTTCCCCTCTGGGTTAATTATTTTATTTTGTAAAAGTATTATTTTTTGATCAAAATGATAACTTTTCCATTTGTCCAAGAACCACAAATATCAAGTCTATATTTTCTTAAATTAGGTTTTCTATCTAATAGATCATTTGTATGATTTATTAATGATTTAAGCATTACTGAATAATTGTAATCATTAATATGATACTTAGGATGATTTTCAAATTTAGCAATAAATGGAAATTTACCTTTTAGCCCTTCTCTATATTTTGTATCAAATAATGAATCGATATAAGATTTGATTTCATAATCTTTAATACTTTTTCCAGCATCATCTAATTCAATTGTTTTTAAAAAGAATACTTTATCTTTATATGGAAAGACAGTCTTTGCCTTTTTAAATTCATTTAATATATTTCTGAATTCCATTACTGAAATTTTCTTTACGACTTTATATTGACTACTCATTAATTTATCACTATAGATAGGCATAATTTATCATCACCTCCACTTTTAATTAATTATATTTAAGTGAAGGAGGTACATAAATATTATGGGTTATATGAATCATAAACTAAAAGAAAATTCAGAAGATTTTGGATATCTAGGGTTACTTGGAGCAATACTCAAACAAGCTGTAAAGGATTATGAAAGTTCTTATAAGAAGCTAGTAAAAGAAAAGAATAAGTCTAATTATAATAAATTTTTTGCTAGTCGTTTATTTTTTGTAAACGGGTGTAATGGATATGTAGATCCTGATCTGGCACAATATGTTTATGAAAAAGCTGTAAAGAACACTGAAGAATTATTTACAGAAAAAGAAGTAAAATTTACTAATGAATATATAAAGATAATGGATAATAGTAAATGATAATAACAGCCCCTATTATAAAATTCACAATGATATAATAGGAGGTATAACTTATGAAAAAAGATGTTAAAATTAAATCTTATGATGAAGATCTTAAGGATTTAGAAAAAACAAAAAAGAATTTTCTTTGGGTACAAGAATTTTCTAAAAAGATTATAGTCGCCATATTTTTAATATATTTACTTTATAATATAATTTCTATATGTATTTTAGCTTATAGTACATATAGAGGTGATGTTACTGGTTTTGATACATTAACTACAGAGATTAATGAAACATTTAGGCTTATTGTTGGTGGTTATTTAATTAAAGCTGGTCTAGAAAATATTACTAAGATTGGTGGAAGTTACTACGATAATGTAAATAAAATTAAACTCGCTAAATTAAGAGAAGAACAAGGATTAAATCCAGAATGTATAGATGATGATTTTATTTCAGATACAGATGAAAATACATTAGAGTCTTCTTATGGTCCTGGAACATTATCTTAATTATTTTTAGGAGGAAGATAGAATGAGTGATATTCCTGTTACTGGAGTTTCTCTAGATGCTAATAATATAAATATAGAAAAAGGTTCTTCAAAAACAGTAGTTGCAACTATAATTCCTAATAACGCTACCAATAAAAATGTTACATGGAGTTCTAGCAATAATTCAATAGCTACTGTTAATAATGGAGTAATTACAGCTATCAGTGCAGGAACATGTATGATAACTGTAACAACAGTTGATGGTGGATATACTGCAAGTTGCACAGTTAATTCATTGGTATATCCTACAAGTATAAGTTTTAATATGACTGAAATTAGTCATATTATAAATGAATCTAGAATTGAAGATCTTCAAGTTAGTTTTGAACCTTCTGATTGTAATGTTAAAGATTTAATTTGGGATAGCACTGATCCTAGCATTGCAACTTATGATATTATATTAAATACTTTAAGATATGATGGTGATGTTGGAGAATGCAATTTAATTGCAATTGATGCGTCTGGTAATCAAGCATCTTGTAATATTAAAGTTTATAAAAGAAAAAATAAGCCAGATCCACCAGATATATCTCAAATAGAATTAAATAGTATTACTCTTGAAGGTATTGTAGATGGAGAATATTCTATAAATAATTCACAGATTTGGCAATCTGAAACTAGATTTAAGAATCTTGAAATAAATACAATGTATTCATTTACTCAAAGACGAAAAAGATCTGGTTATTATTTAGAATCAAATTCTTCAAATGCTACTCAAGTAAGAACCAAAGATATCGTTCATGTTTCAAGTGTAAAACTAAATGTACATGAATTATCTCTTACAATCGAAGATGATAGCATTTCTTATCAATTTGAAACAACATTATTACCTGTTGATGCATATAATAAAGAAATTCAATATAGTCTTAACAATACAGAAGTAGGATATATAAATAATGATGGTAAGTTTATTGCTACTTATCCTGGTGAAGTTACTGTAACTGTAAAGTCAGTTGACGGAGAAAAGACTGATAGTTGCGTAGTAAAAGTATATAGAAAATGGCAAAAACCAGATCCACCAATTATTACTAGTATTACTAAAAATTCAGTAACAGTAGCAACGAAGAATAATACTGTATATAGTATAGATCATGGAAAAACATGGACTAATGAAAATATTTTTGCCGAATTGAGATCTAATGCTACTTATAGAATAATTTGTAAATTGATATCTGTAGGATATATGTTAGAATCTGATGTATCTAATCAAACTGTAGTGGTTATACCAGTTACAGATCCCAAACCTAATACTCAGCGATCAAGATCAATTTTATTGTCTGCTAGCGAATTATCATTTGATATTAACAAGAATACTTATGCTACATTAAATTATATAATTGAACCAAATGTAGTTGTAAATAAGAATGTCTATTGGTATACAACTGATGATAGTATAATGAGTATTAACGATGGTGGAGAAATTTGTGCTATTAATGTTGGAAGTTGCGATATATATGTAAAGACTATAGATAGTGGAGTTACAGATTCTTGTAAATGTAAAGTGTATAAAGTATATGAGCGACCAGATCCACCAGTATTAGATAAAGTCACATTAGATTCTATTAAATTAGTAGAAAAAGAAAACTGTGAATATTCTATAGATGGAGAAATTTGGCAAAGTAGTGTATTATTTGAAGGATTAACCAAAGATACATATTATACTTTATATCAGAGAATAAAAGCAACAGGAGATTATCAACCACCTAGCGAAGCTTCTTATGGATTAACTGTTAAAACATTAACTGATGAGAAACCTGGAGGAGAATCAGAAAGTGGATATACTTGGGCTCAAGAGGTCGAGGTTAATAATATTCCTGTATACGGATCACCGTATGCTAAAAAACCAGATACAACCGTAACTGGAAAATATTATATATTTAATCTTATGGAATGTAATCATAGAATTAGACTTACATATTCAGAAGAATATGCTGGAGTGTATGGTCATTCTACTGGATGGGTAAATATAACTGATCTTAAATTAATAGAATCAGAAATATATGTTGGTGATAAAGTTATTGTAGATGGTGATATTAATATTTATGCAGATGGTTCAGGTACATTTATTCATAAAACGAAAGCAGAAATGTATGTTACAGATATTATAGAATCTTTAGAATATTCTTATGGAGTTACAAGTAAACCTGGATTTGCTAGACAAGCATTTGCTAAACCTGATCAAGTTACAAAGTATAAAACTATTGTTATAAATGATTAATTTTATAGGGGATAAGGTAAATTAAACCTTATCCCCATTACTATTTTTGCACGAAAAACATCTATATAATAACTTTTAATAACGAAAAATTACGGAAAGGAGGTTTACTTCTCATGGCTTCTAATGATATAACATTTAGTTCATATATGAAGAATCTGATGAAATCTGCAGGATATATCAGTTCTGATATATTGAAAACATATGCTCCTACAATGACTTCTGTTGTAAAGAATACCAAAGAAACTAGTGAAGAAATTTATACTGCTATTTCAGATTTTACTAGCAAATCAAGTAATTCTGATATATCTTTAAATAATTTTATTGATAAAGGAAAAAATATTGCATTAAATACATGGAATAATGCAATTGACGATATTAAACAAGGTAAAATTTACAATAAAGAGCGATCCAATGCTATGATGATGGATGCAGCTAGTGGTGTATTTGGTGAAGGGGCTTTTGATTTTGATTTTAATTTTGACGAGGATGATGATTGGGGAGACGAAGACTCCGAAGATATATCTGACGATACAAAAGTTCAAGTTTCGGCTCAAGCAGAAAGTTCAAAAGCTATTATGGCAACAGTAGATGCTGTAGGAAGAGCAACTTCTGCTGAAATAACTAATGCCACTGTACAATCTGCATCATATATTGCAGCTTCAGCCAGAGAAAATAATCTAGCTTTATTCAATCTTAATAAGGAAGGTTTTGGTACAGTTACCAAAGCCCTTATGACTGTAAATGAAACTATAACTGGATTTTCGAAGATTGGTGAACCTCTTACTGCTCACATGCAGAATAGTTTAAATTTTTATACTTTAACTGGAGAGAAATTAGATACTATTATTCAAAGTTTAAAACAAATAGAAGAAAATACAATACCACCAAAAACTTCTGGTTCTGAAGGATATAAAAGTAGACGAAGTTTAGGTACATTGATGGATTCTGATGAAGGAATTAATATGTTGGAGTTAAAAGAGTCTATCAAGGAAGGTTTTAAACAAACACTAGAAGAATATGATATGGTCAAAGATATGATAACTCCAATATTAGATTCTGGTGGAAAAAATATAAATATTTTGGGAAAAGGTGTATCTAAATTAGCACAAATGTTTATTCCTGAAATAATGAAAGAATCTATAAAAGATTTAGATAAATCTGTTAAATATGGTTTAGGAGCAGCTTTAACCAAAATCAAAAAAGATGTATCTGGTGGTGGAAATATTTTATATGATTTATTAGATAATCTTATTCCTGGTAGAGACACAAAAAGAACAGTTTCTTTAAGTGAATATGAAAAAGGAGCTATACAATGGGATGGAATAGCTAGAAAAGCATTAACAGATGTTATCCCTACAACCCTTTTACAAATTTATTCTGCTATTACCGGTACCGAACCTATGAGGTTTGATTATACAAGTGGAAAATATGTAAAGAGTGCAGAAATAGTTTCTAGATTAGATAATAGAAAAAAAGAATATGTGATAGATTCTGGTGGAGATTTATATAAGAATATAAAAGAAAATATAGATAATCTTGATAAATCTCAAGAAGAAAAAGACAAGATGCTCAACAATTTATATACATATTTTGAAAAATCATTTGATAGTGGAAAACATAATATATTGACAGAATCTAATGGTATTGATGAAGAGACTTATGAAATAATCAAAAATGTATATAATAATATGAAAAATGAGGGTGGCAAAGCCAGAAGATCTCTCAATAAATGGGTTGTTAAATCTAATGTAAATTCTGAAGATTATGCTAATTTTCTTAGATCTGAAGAATCTAGTGGATACAGTGTACTTCAAACTGTACATGATGAACTCAATCAAAATAAATCTAATAAAAATGCTCCAAATATATGGAATAATGATATAGAGTCAGCTATAACTACAATTATACCGTCATATCTTGAAAAAATTTATAATATAATTTTCGCTAAATTTACTAATGGCAATATACCAAATAATGGAGCTATATCACCATCATTTAATCAAGAAGTTTCTAAAATTCCTAATATAATTATTCCTGGAACACCTAAAAATCCTGGTGAAATTCAAGATAATAAAATTGTTATAATAGGATCAAATAATAATTCTCAATCACAAGAATCAGAAGATGATCAAAATAAAGAAGAAAATATTGGTGGCGAAAACACAATATCTGAAAGTAATAAGAAGATTGGTGTACCAGATAAAAGTTCATTTAGTGAAGATGATAGTGAAGAAGCCATTGCAGCTAAAGAAAAAGAAGCTAAAAAAGAAGCAAGAGAGAAGAAGCTAAAACAAGGAGGTTCAAAGATTAAAAACATCCTTGATAAATTCTTTAAAAAGCGAACTAAACTCAGTCCGACTACTATACTTGCTGCTGATTTTATGGACAATTTATCAAAAGATATTGATATATTATTCTTTGGAACAGAAGAAGATCCAGAAAAAGGCTTATTTTCATTTGCATTTGATAAGATTAAAAATTCTTTTGAAGAGTTGAAAGATGGTGGATTATTCGATACTATAAAAGAAAAAATAAGTACATTTTGGGAAGAGAAAATTAAACCAGCTTGGAATCAATCTAGTTTTAAAGAAGAAACTACAAATACATTAAAAGAAGTTGGTAGTAAATTCAAAGGCGCTGTTACCGATATAGCTATTGGTGGAAACAATGAAGATGATAAAGATAATGGAACTGCTGCTAGAGGAAGAAAAGTTACAAAGTCTGGTGTAGTTGTAGTTTCTGAAGGTGAACTTATCATACCATCCGAATTAAACCCATTCTATCATGGTATTACTAATAAAGCTTCTCAAATTAAAAACGAAAATAGAATCGCTAGAAGTGTAGGAATGATACCTACATTTGCAAAAGGTGAAAAATCTGTTACTGTTGACAATAGTGGTAATGTGGTCCAAGGTAATGGATTTGTTATGACTGATAGAAAAAGAACTCTTGGTGAAGAATTTAAAGTTAAACTTAACGATCTTAAAGAAAAGAAAAAGAAAATAAAAAGAAATTCTTTACTTGGAACCTTAGGATATGTTATAGACAGTGTAGTTGCACCAGCAGCTGAAACTGTTAACGAAACTATTAATCAAGTATTCAATAAAGAAGAAGTAGAAAAAACAAAGAAAGAAATGAAGAAACCTAGTGAGAAATTAGCTGATTTGGTCGGTGAAATTTCAGGAGCTAAAGGTGGTATCGGAGCTGGAGCTTTATTAGGTGCAGTTGGATCTTTGTTTACTGGTGGTATTATTGGTCCTATAGCTGGAGCTGTCTTAGGTTCAAGTATAGGATTTATTGCTAAGTCTAAAAAAGCTCAAGATTTCTTATTCGGTGAAGAAGATGAAAATGGAGAAAGAAAGCGTCAAAAATTATATAATATATTTATGAAGCAATTACCTGAAATGGGTATTGGTGCTGGTCTTGGTGGAGCTGTTGGTTTATTTGCTGGTTCCCCAGTATTAGGAGCTTTCTTAGGAGCATCTATCAGTTTCATGAAAAACTCTGAGAAATTTCAAAATTGGTTCTTTGGGGAAGAAGATAAGGATGGAAAAAGAAAAGGAGGAGCTATTGGTAATAGAATATTTGCTAATATTGATGGAACCTTCAGAAATATTAATAATAGAATACAAGTTTGGTTTGCAAACTTAGGCAAATCCTTAGCTTCAAAAATTAGAAAACTTGGAGATTTTATAAAGAAAATAGCTGAAGATCCAGACGCTACTTTTATAACTAGAATACTTGCTAAGAGTATTAGGGCAGGTGTAAAATTAGTTAAACTTCCTTTCCAAGTTACTGATTATGTAACTGGTAAAATTAGTGAAAGGGTTGAACGAGGAAACCTTATAAAAGGTTATAGTGTTTACGATAAAAATAAGAAACGAAATATGACAGCTGCAGAAAGAATAGAAGCAGCAAATAAATTAAGTAATAGTAAGAGAAAAAAGATATCTGACGAATTCAAACATTTTGATGAATTCTTAGCTAGTATAGATGACTATAATGAATGCGAAAGATACAAAGATCTTATTCATACTATAAAAACTTCTAGACCTGATAGTGATTCTTATATAAATGCAGTTAATGAACTCATCAATGATCCTAAATATAAGAAATATATGGGTACTAGTGTCAAGAGTGTAAAATTCTTAACAAAGAATATTGAAAAGATTTCTAGCCGTATGGGTGATGAATCTGCTCGAAAAGGATTATCTAAAGAAGAATATATACAAGCCAGAGAAGATGCTAATGCTAAACATATAAAAGATACTGTTGGTTGGCTTGAAAATATTTATAATGTAATTACTGGTAAAAAGCCATCTAAATTATTAGATGCAGTTGAAGATCAAAATAAAGAAGATGAATCCAAGAATAGTAAAATAGAAATAGATGCATTTGGAAATATTCATGAATATAAAGTGGATAATGATGGAAATGTAACTGAAAAGCTTGAAGATAGAAGAACCAAAGAATCTAGAACCAAGATGGATGAATTCTTCTCATCAATTACTTCTATTCCTAGTTTAATCAAAGGAGTTGCTCTTGATGTTAAAGAAGTATTGTTTGGTGACGGAGAAGATAATAAAGGATTATTTGGTAAATATATTGATAAAGCTAAGGGTTTCTTAAAGAATCTTGTTAGTAAAATCGTTAAACCTATACTTGGATTAGTTACTGGTGTTATTGGTATATATACTGTCGTTAATGGTTTATTTGGTGGAGAGGATACTTTTACCAATAAAGTATTAAATATAGTCGGTTCATATGTTGGATTTGGCAAAAACTCCACAAATTCAGAATTAGAAAATGGTATGCCTAATGATGAAGGTGGAACAAAAACACAATTTATAGACTCCCAAGGTAACATTGTAAAAGCACAATTTGATGAATTGGGCAATAAGACATATGTAAATGCAAATGGTGAAGTTGTAGATCCTAGTACTGTTTCTAGAGTAAGAGCAGGAAAAGATACTTTTATTAGTAAATTTAAAAAGGGAAACCTTAGACAACTTGCTACTGGAAAGCCTTTATTGGCTACAAAGTTACTAAAAGGAGCCGTTGGAAAATTACCATTTGGAAAAGCAATAACTGGACAACTTGAACATGTTGGTTCTAATCTATCCAGTTTTAAAGCTGATTATGTATCAAGATTTGGTAAAGAAGCTTGGGCTTTACAAATGGGAGATGACTTTGGTGAAGGACTTGTAAATTCTCTTAAAAATAGTGATGGTGTTATTGCTGTTAAAGTCAAAGAAATATTAGATAATGCATTGAAGCATATGGATGATATTCCTTTACTTCCAGCAAAAGTTAAACAAGTGCTCCCTGGATGTTTCGATGATCTTGCTGAATCTATTGGAAAGAATGCTGGAAAATTCATTGGAAAAGTTGGACAAAATATTTCTGATATTTTACCAGTAGTAAATGTATTAATGATGATTTCAGATTTCATTACAGGTTATGAAGATGCTAGAACAACTTTAGGAATAACAGCTGAACCTACTATTCCTCAAAGAATTGTTTCAGGTTTACTTAGATTAGTAAAGAACCTTATTCCTATTATTGGTCCATTTATACCTGATGATTTAATAGTAAATGTATTCTGTAATTGGATAGCTCCTGTATATTTTATAAAACCTAAAGAGTTATTAAAACAGAGAGAGGAAGCTAAACAAGAAGTAGCTGATTATAATGCTGAGCATGGTACAAATTATACAGTTGCTGAATATAATAAAGCTGTACTCAATGATTATACATTTACTGAAAGAATAGGTAATACTTTTAAGACCACTAAACAACAATTCAAAGATAAATTTGCTGCTGCTAAAGCTGCTACCCAACAAGGTGGACTTGGAGCTGGAGCTAGAGAACTTCTAAATCTTGATAGAATGAAAGAAGCTTATACGGAAGCTGGTGGTGGTCTTAACGGTGCTTGGGAAGCCATTAAAGCTCAATCTAGCGGTTATGGAGTATTTAGTGATCTTCAAACAAAATCGATGGATTTAGTTAAAGCAGCATTTACTGGTGATACTAAAACATTTTTTGATACAAATAATCGTGTATTAGAAGGTTTTGGGGATAGTAAATCTGAAAAAGGAGTTAAATCTTCAGCATTCTCAAAAACAATAATTGGACCTTTTAATGCATTAACTGCAGTATTAACACCTATTGCCCTTACAACTGGATTTATGCATCATGGATTTAGTAATGTAAAGAAACTCATAGGTGCTATCAATCCAATTAATAAAATTAAGACTTCTATTACATCTCATCTAAAATTAGCTAAAGATGGTGATATAAAAGGATTATTTGCTTATAAAACGGATGATAGTAAAGGTGGATTTTCTAAAATATATGATATTATGGATTTCAACTTTAGTACGACATTATTACCATTTACTCTCTTTATGAAGATAGGAAATGGAATTAAAGGTTTCTTCTCAAATGCTACATCATCAGTTATGGCTGACTTTGAAGGATTTAAGGGTTATGTGGAAGAAATTAATGGATATGCTTCTAGTGGAGATATTGGTGGAGTATTAAAGTCACAATATAAGTCTTCATCAGCATTAAGACAAATATTCTCATTCGGTGCAACATTTGTCAAAATTGTTAGTGTAATTAGATCTGGATTTAATTGGATACTGAAGACACTTGACAACTTTGTAGATTTTGCTATGGATAAAATTAAAAGTACAAAGATAGGACAACTTGTACTTGGGGATTCTGAAAGCGAATCTGGAAGTGGTAAGAAGAGTGTAAAACAAAAAGTAACCGAAACTGCATCAAAAGCCTGGAATTGGTTAAAAGATAAAGTTGGTTATGGTTCGGGTTCTGGATTAGCAGTAAATAGTTCTTGTAAAAATTGCGAAGGATATATTTCTCAATTAGATGATAGATTTAAAAACATACCACTTGCTAATTCAACTGTTGGTGAAATTGGTTGTGGTCCAGCTGTAGGTGCTATGGTATCTAAAACAATGGGTGGAGATACAGATATGAATAAAGCCATTGATGATGCTAGAGCATATACAAATAATAATGGTACATCTATTAAATATTTCAAGGATAAATTTAATGCTTCAGAATTAAATAATAAGAATAGTGTTAAACAAGCACTTGAGTCAAATAGACCTGTTATATTACTTGGAAAAGACCCTTCGAATACTAGCAAAGCCAAATCACCATTTGGTCCTAAAAATCATTATGTACTTGCTACATCTATGAAAAATGGTAAAGTTTTAGTTAATGATCCTGAAAATAGATCACCTATGGTTTATAATAGTTCTATATTAGATAAATCTAAAATAAACCTTACATATGGTGGAACTTCTGGATTAAGAGGAATGGGCACTGGTGTAACAAAAACATCAGTATCCGATACAATTTGGAATGTACTTAAATCTGAAGGATTCTCAGATGAAGCAGCTGCTGGTATTTTAGGAAATGCTCAACAAGAATCTACCATGTCGCCAACTGCAGATGCTGCAGCTTATGGATTATTCCAGTTTGAGAAATCAACTGGTTCTGCTAGCGGACTAGAAGATTATGCTAGTAATCTTGGAAAATCTAAAGATGATCCAGAAACTCAGACCAAATATATGCTTTCATTATTTAAGAATGAAATTAGTGCATATTCTGGTAATGGTATTCATGTATATGATAATGGTACTGAAACTTGGTGGCCTACTAAACTTACACTTGATGATTATAAATCATTAACTGATCCTAGAGAAGCAGCAGAGATCTTTGAAAGAACTTATGAAAGACCTTCTATACCTATGAGAGAACAGCGTAAAGAATATGCAGCTGATTTCTATGACCTTTATAAAGGTACTAGTGGAAACTCTTCTTCTAGCAAAGACGAATCATCCGAAGATGAATCATCTGATAGCTCAAGTAGTTCTTCTAGTTCAGGTAATCTTCTTACAGACTTATTAAATATATTTGGATCTATAACAAATGTATTTAATTTAAAGGATGGATTCAGTATAAATTCATCGGATAGTGGAGATTCGAGTTCGTCATCAAAATCAAAGAAGTCTGATAAATCTAATTCATCTGGTGGAGTTACAAACGCGGTTGGTGCGCAATCAGCTGCAAATGCTGCAACAAATGAATTAGGATATCCTGAATCTGGTGATAATATTACTAAATTTGGTGAATGGTCTGGATGTAATGGTCAGCCTTGGTGTGCTGCATTTGCTGCATGGGCTATTTCACAAGCATTTGATGGTACTAAAGATAAAGCAGTTCAAGCATTATATAATTGCTCTAATGTAAACTATACACCTACTCTTACACAAAGCTTTAAAGATAACGCAGCATGGTATTCTGAACCAGAAGTTGGTGATGAAGTTATGTATGGTAATCCTGGAGCTTATCATGTTGGATTAGTTACAGCCGTAGATAAAGCTAACAAGACATATACATCTGTTGAGGGTAATACTGGTGATAAGGTTACTCAGAAAGAGCATTCATCATATATGGATGGTAATGTTATTGGTTATGGTAGACCTGATTATACTGGAGCAACGGCTAATATAGCTTTAAACAATACAACAAATGATGAAGATAATACTATTAGTGGTGATGAAGATTTCAAGGCAACTGGTTCTGGACTTAGAGGAGGATCTTCTGGTTTACTTAATAAATTTGCTCCTTCAAGATTTGTTTATGGTTCCAAGAAAGGTCAAAAGTTATTTAGTGGTTCTTCGGGTATTAGTGGTAAGAATGCTAGATTTAGAGGAGCTGGAAGTGAAATGTCAGCTGTTGTTACAAAGACCCTTAATAATATTAAGACAAATCTCACTAATAATGGTGGTTCAATGAGTGGAGTGGATCCTTCATTAGTAACAGATTTACTTACAGCTATAACTAGTCTTCTAAATAGTATTTCAGAAAATACCGCTCCTACTGAAAAGATTTATGCTGCGTTAACTGATTACATTGAATATGTAAAAGGTAACAAAGAAAGTAATCAGACAACTACAAATAATCAAAATACTAATAAAGTAAATATGCCTACAACAACAAATGATATAGATACAAATATTGCTTCATTAGTTAGCACATTATCTGCAATTGCTAGAGGATAGATACTATAAAGGGGCTAGTGAAATACTAGCCCCAACTTTTATATAATATCAATATAAAGGTGGTGAAACAAATGGCAACTTATTATATGGATGAAAATGGAAATTTACAAATTAAAAGTACAGCTACTTATGTTAACACATTAAATGGAACAACAAGTAATGTAGTTGAAACTGGTACCAATGGTGCTTGGGAAAATAATGGTGGTAATGCAAGTACAAATGCATCCACTAGTGAAACAACAGGTACATTATCTAATTATGTAGATATCGCATATTTAAACCAAGATATAAATGGAGATGCTGATTATTGGAATGGATTAGTTAGAAAGATGATGACTACATCTATGAATGGTATAGAGGGAATTCCCTATCAATTTATGCCATCAGTAGATTCGAGATTAGATGATACAGGAAATGGTACAAGTGAAAGTAAAATAGGTAGAAAATATGCAGAAAAAATAATGGGAAGATTACCATTATTATTTTTAACACCATGTAAACCCCAAGCATTGGCTGACTTTTCATCGGAAGATAAACAAAGAATATTAACAATGGTTACTGAGGGTAATCTTGTTGAAGACCTTGTAAATGGTGATGGTAGATATTATAATACAACATATGCATATCCTGAATACTTTAGATATTTCAATTGTATGATGGCTGCTGTATCTGCGTTCTTAGGATTATATGAAACCAAGATACCATCATATACTGGTGAAAAGGATAAACTTATTGGCGAATATGATTGGTCAAGTGAATTAAATCCAGACTTTAAGACATTCTTTAGTGCTAAAGAAAATTTAGTATTTTATTTAGATGGATTTAGTAGCGTAAGTGAATCCTTTAGTAATGAAGTTGGAGAATCTTCTATTGCTTCTCAAATCAATGAAACTTCGGCTACAGCTCAAGAATTAAATTTCTTATTAGCAGGAAACAGTTCAGTGATAGGTCAAATAACTGATAGTGTAACAGAAGCAGTTTCATCTATTAGTAGCGCTTTGACTGATCTTTTATCGTTAGATAAACTAGGTGGAGGAATAATAGGTTCATTAGCTGATTCTGGTGTAAACTCTATTGTTAATGGAGGAAAAATAGTATTTCCTCAAATCTGGAGAAATTCAGACTATAGTAGAGATTATAGTTTAAATATAAAACTTAGATCACCGGATCATGATTCATTATCAATATTTTTAAATGTTATTAAACCATATTGTAAACTTCTTTGTCTATGTTTACCTAGAGTAATGGAATCTGAAGATCATTATAATGCTAATGCTTATATGAGTCCATTTTTAGTAAAAGCATTTAGTAAAGGTATGTTTAATATTGATATGGGTATAATAACATCATTAAATGTTACTAAAGGTGCTGAATGTCAATGGAACGATGACGGTCTTCCTACGCAATTAGATATAGATATTACCATTACAGATTTATATTCATCCCTTGCAATGTCTGGATTTGAATCTACTGGAGCCATTACAGGTAATCCATTTAAAGCTATTAAGCAAACATATAAAATTGTAAACAATACAGCATATATGGATTTCTTAGCTAATATGGCTGGATTAAATGTAGGTACAATGGCTATTGGTAGAAGAATTAAAATGTATAGATACCTTACACAGACATCTGTAACACAATATCCTCAGAGAAAGTTTAGTGAATTTGAACGAGGTATATCTAATTTTATGGGAACTTTATATTCAACGTTTTAAAATAAAAGATAGTAGTAGTTAATTCTACTACTATCTTTAGTAATTTTATATTTATACTAAAACTAAAAAATAATCTTATTAATATAAAAAAGAGGTAATTTATGAGTGCTAAAAATACGAAAATAATTACTCCTTTAATCTTTGAGGAACCAAATAAAGAAGTAAATTTTATTGTTCCTGGAAAACCTTTCGGAAAACAAAGACCAAGAATGTCAAGGCGAGGCAAATTTGTTACAACTTATACTCCTAAAGAAACTGTAGAATATGAGAATCTTGTTAAGATTTCTTATTATAATTCTGCTGGCGATACTAAATTAAACGGTGCTATAAAAGCAACTATAAAAGGTGTATTTCCCATTCCAAAGACAGCATCTAATAAACAAAGAGAAAAGATGATATCTGGGGAAATTAAATATACTAAAAAGTTAGATTGTGATAATATGGCAAAGTGTATTCTAGATGCTCTAAATAATATAGCATATGACGATGATTCACAGGTTCATGAATTATGTATTACTAAAGAATATGGTGAAAATCCAAGAGTAGAAATATCGTTGAAGGAGGATAATTTTTAATAAATGAATTTATATGATTATAGAAAACAAATTCATAAGATTTATAATGAATCTGTTTATGGAAATACAAAAGGTGATATTTACAATGAATTATCAGAGTTAAGATTAGATAATAATTTTATTGATTCTGTAGTTATTAATAATGAAAACAAAACTGTACTTTATAAATTAACCGAAGGATTTGACAAAGATGATATTCAAAGTTTATTAGATCAAGTTCAATCAGTTATAGAATTATTTGTAACAAAAAATTTACCAAATATTGATGAAGATATGAGTAATTTCTTAAAATCAAATTTGACATATGATCATTATATTTTAAATGACAACTTAATAATTCAATTATAAAAAATACCCCTATAGGAAATTTCCTATAGGGGATTTATTTTAACTAAATATTGATTCTATGTATTTACTATCGATTTTCTTAAGTTGAATTGTATTAAGGGTTTCAAGGAATCCATAAAGAACTTTTGCGGATTCAACTATTGTGGCTACATCGAGAGATCCATCTTCTTCGATATAATTCTCTTTAAGAGCTTCATCTTTTATGATATCTCTATTAAGATTTCTGGCAAACATTTCCATTATAGAAAGAGGTCTACTATTAGTTATATCATTAATAGATCTTTTAGCCATCCTTACATTCTCTTGAGCAACTGCATCTTTTCCTTCCTCTTTATCTTTATCAGACATATCTTCGACAGTTTTAATATTATCTGATATCTTTCCAAGAAGAGCATTAATCTGCTCTTTATCTTTAGCATTATTTTTAATAAATATCTCTTCAGCATCTGCTACTCTTTGTCTAATAAGTGCAACTGCTTTCTGAACATCTTCTTCTTTATCAAGATCTTCGATAACTTTATTATCGTAGTTTTCTGGTTCTGGCTCCACATCAATTTCACCGTCATCATCTACATCTGAATCTTCAGCATCTGCATCTACTTCATCTTCGATCTT